CCATATTGTCTACGTCAACGAATGGGTTTGAAACCATACCGTAACGAGTCTTGAACCCGATACGAGGTTGGAAGTCATTCTCACCAACCGCACGAACCATCTGTAGAGGCACGTATGGGCAGTAGAAAACACCTGCGTCGTAAGGATTTGATCCTTTGTAACCAACAGTCACATAGTCAGCAACAGCATATGGATCAATGTAGACACGAGTACGACCGTTCAGAACGCCCGCAAATGTGTTACCAGTATCGTCAACTTGCAGATTAGTGCTAAGAGCAGGCGTGTAATCAAGCATACCAGCCGCAACAAGAGCAGTCGCAACATCTGAAGAACAGATAATTACGTTACCTTTACCACGACGAGTTTCTTTAGCGATTACGTTTGCTTCGCGTTCTAACTGAACGATAAGACCTTTGAACTTCTCAACAGACCAACGACCATCAGCGTCAGTGCTAAGATCGAAGATACCAGCAGTCTGAAGACCTGCTTGACGGCAACCGATTTTCGCTTGACTGTTGATAGTACGGATAACTTCACGGTTGATTTCGGCAAGAATCTCTGTTGACAAGATGTTTGCCAATTCAGTTTCTGCGTCCAATCCGTGGATCGCTTTTAGATCTTGAGCAAGTTCAAGAGTGTATTCTGCTTTCAGCGCACGGCTTTTTGCAGTTACAGTTGACTTCTCGATAGTGAATCCCATCTCGTGGAAATCATTACCACCTGGTGTACCCAACGCTTCAGCAGTCGCAGTAGACATAGGACGACCAACTGATGGTACGTATGTGCTACCTGAATCGACAATAGATGAGTCTGCGTCAGTATCAGTTGCGCCAACTAGACCAGAAGGTCCACGACCATCGTGAGCCGCTACCTGAGAGTCACCAGAGTAAGCAGTCTGCGCTTCGTTGAACAATGCTTCAGTATTAGCGGCACCAGCACCAGCATTGCCAGTCTTGTATCGCGAACGCATTGCAAAGATAAGTCCTGTTGGACCAGTCATTGGTTGAACGCCAGCAACGTCATATGCCATCAAATTAGGCATAGCACGACGCACAAGAGCGATCAGCACAGGGTTCCAGTTGTCAGCAGCACCACCACTAGCAACAGTACCAGCGCCTGCAGCATTAGCTGCGACTTCGTTTAGTTGGCTCTGCTCACGAAACGCAATTTCTTGGTTTTCAAGCACAGCAGCAGTTACAGCTTTACGGTGATGATCGCGGATCTCGCCAGCGCTGTTTTCTTCGAGAACGGGACTCCATTTCTCGATTAATTGGTCATAAGATACTTGCATGAGTATTCTCCTTGGTTTTACTTATTAGTTTTCTTGATAGCGGTTAAATACGATGACATGGCAGAAGAGACAGTATTCTCTACATCTGCTTGCCAATTGTCATAAGTTTCTTCAGCCTGCTCAACGACGTCTTCCTTGAAGTAAGACTCTTTTACAGTTTTGACCTTCGAAGCGAAAGTTTCTTCGTCTTCAAAGTCCAGTGATTCGACCAATGACTTCAATTTTTCGATTTCAGTTTCGGCTAGATCGCGCGAATTTTCGCGAATCACAGCGTCACGCTGATAACTTTCTAACATCTTAGACATTTCTAGAACATATTCGGTACGCTCGTTGAGTTTATCTTCGAGAGTTTCGACTTGTCCCGCCAGTTCATCAACTAGATCGATTTTAGATTCAGGAACAGAAATATACGATTCTTCAAATAAGTCTTTCAACTTGCCCATAAAATCTTCTGCGATTTCGGTACGAATACCGTTCTCGACAGCTAGTCTGTTCTCTTCCATCCAATTTTCGACTACATAGCCGAGGTAGGAATCAACCTTTTCGACTAGATCTGCTCGAGTAGATTGCAGTTCTTCGTCTAAACGCGATTCGTATTCATTCTCTAAACGATCAATTTCTTCTGACAGTTTAGATTTGATAGCAGTTTCGAAAATGACAGCAGTTTTCGCTTTGAACTCATCGGACAAAGTTGCTTCACTTTCAACAAGAGCGTTGAGATCGTCAGAAAAATCATAAGACGATTCAGACACGTCCGACTCATCTTCTTCAACGATTTCTTCGACACCTAAAACATCAAGAAGGGTTTCAAGGTCTTCTTTTGTCATAGACGCCATCGCTTTGTATCCAGCGTTGACCATTGACGCTTTGCTCTTCAATTCAGAAGACTGAGCGTTCGCTTTGTCGCCTTTACGCGAAGGCGCTTTTTTACCAGTTTCAGCTTTCTTTACAGACGCTACGCTCTGTGATTCAGCGTTTTTCATATCGTGACCAGCAACTTCCTCGAATTGGTTGTCCTCATCGATAGGAAGATCAACATTATGATCAGTCATATGCTTTACTCCTTTTAGTTTGATTTGAGCAACGAGAGGAAATTTTTGTACTCACGAACCTGCGTCTCATAGAGATGCTTTCGTGGAGCGAATCGAATTTCAGTCTCAATTTTTTCAATTACTTGAGCTTCGATAATGCCGTTGTTCCAAATGTCCATTTTACAATCCCTTTTTATATTTACGAATATTGTTTTCTGAGAGAATTCTTTTCAAAACGGCTTCAGAACATCCATATTTTTTCGCTAAGGTTTTTCGAGAAATATTCGATACAAGATATTCTTCCCTTAAAGCGTCGATATCTTGTATTTCAAATCTTTTTTCTGTTTGCGCCTTAGCGATATTTCCGTTATCTCTGCCATCTAAATGCTTATATGGCCTATCGCCGCAACCCTTACCTATATAAAACGGGTAATTGTTGAAGGGATCCACCAAAGCATAGACAAAATATTTGGACTCACAGGTCATTCTTTACCTCGTTTAAGAAGTTCTTGAATAACACTATTTGCCTTTCGCTTATTTCTCTCATGGACAATGTGGATATATGTTCTCGCATAGCAATGCTTTTTGTTACGAGACCAGTGTCCACGTCAAAAAAGAAATCGACCCCCTCCATAATACCGTTGACAAACGCACCTGGAGCACTAGGATCCTGTACGATATCTACTGTATTCAAGATGAAATCTTCACGGACGTACGAAACGCCATTTCTTTGTTCAAGACTACCCATACCACGAGTCGACACACCTAGTTGAACACCACCCTCAAGAAGACCTTTCACAATCTTACCCATTGGAGTATCCAATATTCGTGCCTTTCCTATCACATCATTGTTCTCAAATTTGAGATCCGTGATGAGATGTGAAACTTTATCAAGATTTACTGTTGGACCTTCGGGGTGATTTAATTCACCGACCGCTCGACCTTTCGACACTTGATCCGTAACGTATCTGTTGACCGCGCTTTCCATTATTTTTTTAGGATAGATCCGACCGTTACGATTTTTTTGTTCTGCCTGAGCAAATATACCTTCGATGGTGAAACTCTTTTCACCATTTTCTTTTTTCTCCACGATGCATTGCAAATCGTTTTCTTGGTATTCTGCTATAAGTTTCATTTACATTTCCTTAGCGAATTCAACACCCATCTTTTCGGCTTCCTTCGCCGAACGATAAGTATCGAGTTTGTCACCGTCAATATAAACAGTGAAACCCTTTTTATCTTTATGTGCCATAACCGTGTGTTTGTTCACCTTTTTGGACGAGACGTGCTCGCCCGCAGGCATCGATTTGGCTTCTCTTATTTGCGAAAAAGTTTTCATAATGTTATTTATAAAAATTTGATCTTTAAGATTTTATTCTTCTTCTTCATCATCAGTTTCTGATTCGCCGTTGTATATCTCTCCTGCGATCTTCGCTTTCGCTTGATCTAAGGTATATTGAAGTTTATCGCCCACCAATTCGTTGAACTTTTGTTCGGCGTCGGTGTAGTTCTTAGATTGAATCGCGTCTAGCAATTCGTCTATGTCAGAATTGGGTACTTCACCCTCAATTCCCATATCCACTTCTTCATAATCAATTCCATTTTCGTCAGTCATAGTTCATTCTCCAGTCGGTTTTCTTTAGTGATGTTCAATTCATTTGGGTTCCATAATCCAGGGTGATCCAGCAAGACAGTATATATCATCGCTTGTTGGTACGATTCAAACCATTCTTTGAGATATCGTTTCAAATATTGAGTCATGATTTTCCTTATAGATCGTCTGTGTGTGGAATAAAGAGCGAGGCATCTTTGATTCCATCGTTTATAACTATCAATTCGTCTCGTGTCGCCAATCCAGAAACAGCGCTGTCAAGCTCCGCCTTTGTTGGGGCGTCATAAGCAGTAAGAGCCGCCGATGCTTGCGTGAGCACATCAGCAGTGCTAATGTTATTCAAAGCGCTAATACTAGAAAGAGTCGCCAATCCAGAAACAGCACTGTCAAGTTGAGTCGTGGTCGCAAGGTTTGCGATATCATTGAGCAACAAACTTTCTTGAGAGGTCAATCCAGAAACGCTAGTCTCGGCGATAAGGATCTGATTCCGCCAAACAACATCAATACCACCACCGCCTGTAGTTGGGTCTAGAACAGGGTACGCGCCGTCTGAACGGAAGAACCTGCGGTTATCAAGTTGGCGAATATTGGTGTTCGTGCTGTTGTCCAGATATAACGAAAGAACACCAGTATTGATTCGAAAGTTCGCTTCATCGAGCGCAGCGATTCCACCGAAGAAGTCTCGAATACCATCCTCGGTCGATAGGTTATATACCCACCAAGCGTAAAACTGTGAAATATTAAAGTTCACGCCAGTTACAACATCAACCTGATCTGCCAGATAATCTGCTTGGAATTGAGTGATTGTAGATCCGTCAATCCCAAACGAACTGTAAACCGTGTTATCCACCTGCTCTACGAGTAAACTCCAACCTGAAGCACCCGCAACCGCCGAACCTTGAAACTCTGACTTGGCGCTTGCTCCGGAAACGTAAGTTAGGCGAACACGAATTGTATCATCTTCGCTGTACCCAGTTCCCTCGCTGTAGGTTGCAGTGTAGGACGTACCGGAGACAATCTCGTTTACCACTTCCGTGGCTGTAGTGACGTTATAAATTTGAATTCTAGAGCCAGCAGTAATACCTGTAATTGATACGACATTAAGCGGAGCAACTGTACCATTAGCGTCCGTTCGCTGTCCGTTAAAAACACCACCGTTAGGCAGGGTGATTAAATTAGTGGTGGTTGCATCACCTGTGTAAGTACAACCATCAACCACCATATCCCAATCATCTAAATTAAATGAATCTCCTGTTCTAATTAAATCCTCACCATAAGCCATATTAGCTGTTTGAGCAAGTTGATATTGGTAGAAATCATACAACTTTTGGGTATCAGCGTCTTGCGTAATTGTCACGGTCTCAGTAGCAAAGTTTAATGATATTCCAGTAATTGCCGCCGCTTGTGCCTCTGTAGATGCTAAGGTCGTGTTATCTGCAAGCCTAACTTCCTGTTTAATTGACTCACTTACCGCAGACTGAAAACCAAGATAAGTATAACCATACTCGCGTATGCGAATATCAAAAGGGGCTTTGTTGACGCTTGTACTTCCGTGCGCCCTATCAAAAAACACTGCTTTAATGGTGTTTACCGCACCAGATGCGCTAGTCTTAATTCCATCTTGAATTGCACCTGCGTTGTCGTACACGGCCACTTTAACACCTGTTAGTCCGACACCTGCTGAGTTAGTAAGCGTATAATTTATTGATTTACCTTGCTTATAATTTCCATTTGTATTAGTTATTTTATTATCTGCAAAAGTTGTGCAATCAATAAATGTAAACAACAAAGAAGAGTCTGCGCCATCGGAATTAATAATATTAGTATTTGAATCTGCAAAAGTCACGTTAGTAAAAGTGCCTGTAAACCCTTCGAATGCCTTAATTGCGGTATTGTTTTGGTAAAAGAACACATTGTTAATGGGTCGCGTAAATGTAGCGCCCAAAGACCAAGCAATGCCGCCAGATACGTTCCCGCTAAACCTTGTATCAACTAGTTCTGATTCTGGCGAGTATAATCTACCACCCATTGGCCCGTCCGCTACACAACCAATAATTCGCATGGCCCCTGACGATCGAATAAAAGGACTAAAGCCATTGCTAATGGATTCTATCAAGCATCCGTAAAAATTAAGAACAGGACCGTTCGAGTTTGCAGAACCTTGTGTTGTAAACATTAAAGTATTGTTTGCGACTTCAAAAAGAATCTGACAACCGCCAATCGTTTCTACGCTGTTATTAGCCTCTCCACCAATTAAACGCCCAAACTGTAACACACAG